TTTTATTTTAGTTTTTACTGTTTTTTACAAGAATTTTAGTTAACTTTTTATACTTTTTTGTAAAAAAGCCCACTTTACCCGGGTTTTTGCCCACTTTCAAAAGTACAAAGTGGGTGGAAATATTTGGTAATTATTAGCAAAAACTGGTAAAAACACCCCTTTTTAGCCCTTTTTTAGCCTTTTTTTAGCCTTTTTTTAGCCTTTTTTGAGATAAAAACATTTTCTGCCCACTTGCCCACTTTTTATTATATAATCGTAGTAAAATAAAAAATATAATATATATATATATATAGAGTAAAAAGTGGGTAAGTGGGCAGAAACTCATTTTTAAGATTTTTATGAACTTTTTATGAACTTTTTATGAACACGATAATTACAAGATATTTTATGAAAGGAGGTGACTCTTGTGAAGGAAAAAGACAAAGAAAATGTACCTATCAGTGATGATAATAATACCAGTTATAATGATATTCCTGACTACGCTGGATATTGTCCTGACTGTGAAGTATGTGGTGAAACTATGGGTTATAGTTATCTTGAGTCGGAATTTAAATGTCCTAATTGTGGTACCATATTACCAGAGGACGAATGGGATATGGAAGACGATGAAAAAGAAAAAGAGAATGATAACAGTATTCCATCAATATGTATAAACTGTGGAGGACCCTATCCATTCTGTACGTCAGCATGCAATTTATTTGATAGTTGAGATAGCATTACAGATTAAGCCCATGACAAGGACTTTTTCTTTTTGGTACTGATAGAAACTGATTTAGACGAAAATAACAAACCCTATTATGAAAATAAATAAATTTTAAGGAGAAATGAAATGTTGAGAAAAAATTATTTAAGATATGAACGTATTTTATCAAAAGGACAACAGAAAGGGTTTGATAAGTTTAAAGAATTAGCATTTGAAGTAGTAGATAAAATGTGTAATAATGTTGATCATACCCCAATTTTGGGCGACGATAGAGACATTCTTGCTGGTGATTTTGCTATTGATATGTTTGCGGGTTCTGAACTTACTAAAAACAAATATTTGTTAATTGGAGGAATAACGGGAGTGTTTTTAACGTGTGGAACAATCATTGTTTATAAAATTATTAAAGAGAAGAAGAAGGAGTCTTGACAGACTCTTTTCTTTTTACTCAGAAGCTTGTAGACACCCATAGAAGAAGTTTCGTTAAAAACAACATATATATTGGGTAAGGTATTAAAACTGATCTGAGGCTGTATACGGGCTGTGGTAGAGCGTAAACAACAAATCCTATTATGAAAGGAGGTGATATAATGAAATCCGAAAAAGAAAAAGAATTAAGACGCGCTATGAATGGTATTCTTAATAAGTTAGCAGACCTTGTTGATAATTTAAACAACGAGAGTTTTGCAAAACAATATTATAATGCAAAAGGCGATTTTGATTATGTAATCTTTAAACTAGCTAAAGAAATATCAGCTAATAAAAAGAAGAAGGTCTAACAAATCCTTTTCTTTTTGCTTAGAAGAGCATAGATACTTATAAGACAGAGCAGACAGTGACTCGTGTTACACACTCAAACAAAATGATAAATTTTACCGAAAAGCACGCGAAAATTACATACTCTGTTATGAAGAGAAGTGAATATGCATTTTTGAGAGTAAAAATGACATTTCTTTTTAATTTTTATTCAAAAACAGTAAAAAAGGAGGTTTATCACTAATATGCCGAAATTAGAGAGTGATTTCAAAACTAAGTTGATTAGTGAAATCAAAGACATATTTCCAGGATGTATGATATTTCATCTTGGAGAAACTCAGGGTATTCCGGATATGCTTATTCTATACAAAAAGAAATGGGCAACACTAGAAGGTAAAAGAAACTCTAAAAGTAAAAAACAGCCAAATCAATTGTATTATGTTGAAAAAATGAATGATATGTCCTTCTCGAGATTTATTTATCCAGAGAACAAGGAGGAAGTTTTAAATGATCTTCAAAAATCATTCAAATTTTAAAGATCAACATGCTTTCCTTGGTCCAAGTAAATATCATTGGATTCGTTATGATGAGGATAAACTTATTGAATCTTATAATAGTTATATAGCAGCTCAAAAAGGTATAGCACTTCATGCTTTTGCTTGTCAATGTATAACACTTGGCCAAAAACTTCCAAAATCCCAAAAAACTGTTAATATGTATGTTAATGATGCTATAGGGTTTAAAATGACCCCTGAGCAGACATTGGTGTATTCTGAAAACTGCTTTGGAACAGCAGACACTATATCTTTTAGAGATATGTTTTTAAGAATACATGATTTAAAGACGGGCGAAACTCCAGCCCATATGGAACAGTTGTATGTGTATGCAGCCATTTTCTGTTTAGAGTATAAATTAAGTCCATCGGATATTAATATCGAGTTAAGATTATATCAATATGATAATTATGAAATTGAAAAGCCAACTGAGGAAATTATACTTCCAATCATGAATAAAATTATATCTTTTGACAAGCGTATTACAAAACTTAAATTAGGAGAGGAAGGACTATGAACCATATCTCAAAAGAAATATCAGATGTGCTAAAGCATATTGGTACAGAAAAGCATTCTGGGCGCTATCCTTGGGGTTCTGGTGAGAAACCATATCAACATAGTGCCGACTTTCTAAGTAGAATTGAAATTCTTGAAAAACAAGGCAAAAAAGAAAAAGAAATAGCAGAAGATCTTAATTTAACTATTGATAAACTTCGTATTCAAAGATCTCTTGCCTCGGAAGAGCGTAAGGGTTTACTTAGAGAAACAGCAAGAAGTCTTAGAGATGATGGTCTAAGTTATGGTAAAATTGCTGATAAAATGGGTTACGCAAACGATTCTTCTGTTAGGTCATTATTAAATGAACAAACCGTAGCAAGAGCCAAAAGAGCACAGGAAAAAGCAGAATATCTTAAGGCTTTAGTTGATGAAAAAGGAATGTTTGACGTTGGGTCTGGAGCAGAAAGATATCTCGATTGTTCAAAAGAACTGCTGAAGAAGTCTTTATATCTTCTCGAACTTCAAGGATATAATACTTATGGTGGAGGAATTCCTACTGGACCAAACAAACAGACTAATCAAAAAGTTTTATGCCCTCCTGGTACAGAAAAAAAAGAAATATACAATTATGATCAAATTAATTCACTTAGTAATTATGTATTTCGTGAGGGAACTGAAAATCCTGCTATTTTGAGATACCCTAAAAGTATGGATTCAAAAAGAATATTAATCCGTTATGCTGAAGATGGTGGTCTTGCTAAGGATGGTTTAATAGAAATTAGAAGAGGTGTTGATGATCTTTCTCTTGGTAATTCTCATTATGCTCAAATAAGAGTATTAATTGATGATAAGTCTTTTGCAAAAGGAATGGCTATTTATTCTGACGAAGTTCCTACCGGTTATGATATGGTTTTTAATACTAATAAAAAAGTTGGAACACCAAAAGAAAAGGTATTTAAACCAATAACCAATGATCCAGAAAATCCATTTGGATCACTTATTAAGGTACACGGACAAAGTGATTATATTGATAAAGATGGAAAAAAACAATTATCCCTGATCAATAAAAGAGCTGAAGAAGGCGATTGGGAAGATTGGAAAAACACTCTTCCATCACAATTCCTTTCAAAACAGCGTAAAGAAATGATAAAGAAACAGCTTGGATTAGCAATAACTGACAAAGAAACAGAATATAATGAAATAGTATCACTTACAAACCCTACTATTAAAAAGGCGTTGCTTGATACTTTCGCCAATGATTGTGATTCTGCTGCTGTACATCTAGAAGCGGCTGCTTTACCAAGACAAAAATATAGAGTGTTAATACCAGTTCCTTCTCTAAAGGATAGTGAGGTATATGCTCCTACTTTTGAAAATGGTGAACAAGTAGCTCTGGTTAGATTTCCTCATGGAGGGACCTTTGAAATTCCTATTTTAACAGTTAATAACAAACATCCCGCAGCTAAACAACTTCTTGAAAATGCTAAAGATGCTATTGGTATAAATAGTAAAGTAGCAGAGAGATTATCAGGAGCTGATTTTGATGGCGATACTGTTTTGACTATTCCAACAGGAAGAAATAGTAAAACACAGGTACATAGCACAAACGCTTTGGAGGGTCTTGAGGGTTTTGATCCTAAAACGCAATATGCAAAAGTTCCCGGAATGAAGTATATGAAGCGTGAAGTGAATGGCATTAATGGTAAGAAAACTATCGATAATACTCAAAAAGAAATGGGTATGATTTCTAATTTAATTACAGATATGACTCTCAAAGGTGCCACTCCTGAGGAACTATCAAGAGCAGTTAAGCATTCAATGGTGGTTATTGATGCTGCTAAACATGAACTTAATTATAAACAAAGCGAAATAGATAATCAAATAAAATTGCTTAAGAAAAGGTATCAAGGCACCGTAGATAGTAGTGGTAAAAAACATGAATCTGCAGCAACACTTATATCAAGAGCAAGCTCAGAAACCTCCATACCAAAAAGAGTAGGCTCTCCTAAGATTAACAAGAAGGGTACAAAATGGTACGATCCATCGAAACCAGAAGGTGCTCAAATCTTTACGGAAGTAACAGATGACTATGTAGACAAGAATGGTAGAACCCACTCTAGCACATATAAGATATACAAGAAGGTAATAGACCCCGACACTGGAGAGTTCTTAACAAACCCCGTTACTGGTAAATTTATAAAAGTTGAGACAGGTAAGACTAAAAAGAGAATGCAGAAAAGTACTCAAATGGAGGACACTGATGATGCCTTTAAACTGGTGTCAGATGCCCGTACTCCGCAGGAAGAACTCTATGCAGAATACGCTAACAAAATGAAGGCCATGGCTAATGATGCACGAAAAGAGATGGTTTACTCTGGAAAGATTAACTATTCAGCAACATCAAAGGCAACTTATCAAAAAGAAGTAGATAGATTGATGGCTGCTGTTAATGTGGCAGATAAGAACAAACCAAGAGAAAGAGATGCGCAAAGAATAACCAATGCACGTATAGCAGCGCTTAAACTTGAAAATCCAGGTATGTCAAAAGAAGATATTAAAAAGCGCACACAAATTGAACTCAATAGAGCACGTATACAGGTAGGTGCTAAGAGAGAAACAATTGACATTTCGGATCGTGAATGGGAAGCTATACAAGCAGGAGCCATCAGTGAAGACAAACTTAAAAGCATTATAGATAATACTGACATTGATAAA